GCAGTTCATGCACACACTGTCTGAAGAAAGTCTTGGGAACCTGACTCTAGCTGACTCTTGGGCTCTAGAAATGCTTATCCGGCATTTTCATATCGTGAGGCTGGCTCATAATGAAATGATTGAGTCGGGTACCGTGTCAGTTCATGACGGCGGGCATAACCGTTCAGCGAAGAGCCCAGCAGAGAGTACGATGAGGTTCCATTCGGGAGCAGCCATGGCAATCATGAAGGAGCTGAGGTTGACACCCAAGTCGCGTCAGGGTAGACGAAACGATTCAGAGGAGTTCAACCCGTTTGTCTGATAAGTATTTTGCAGCACACATCGAAGATGAGATACAGTGGTATCTCAACTCTCGAGGAATCAGGGGGCGGCTCAAGCCGCCTCTTTGGCGTACACCGAATCCCCCTGAAGAAGTAAACAAACAGCCCGTACGGTTCAACCCGGCTGCTGTGGATCGGGCGGTCAAGACTATTGGCTGCCTAAAGCACACCAAGGGCCGGTGGGCTGGTAAATCCCTGGAACTGGCTGCCACCCAGATCGCATACATTATCGCGCCGCTTTTTGGCTGGCAGGTGTGGAATGAGCTCGCCGAGCGGTGGATTCGGTTGAGGCGGGAAACGTTCATCGAAATGCCACGTAAGGGGGCAAAGTCGACTCTTGCCAGTGCAATTGCCATGACCATGGCCTTTGGCGACGGCGAGGGTGGCGCCGAGGTAATCATTGGCGCGGCATCAAGGGACCAGGCCAAGGCTTGTTTCCAGCCGCTTCACGATTTGGCCACGTACTCGCCGCTACTACAAAAGGCGGGGGTAAGAACAGTAACCAATGAAATTCGGCAGCCGCGAACATCCTCTGTCATCAAGGTGGTGTCGTCTCGCGGTGAGCTGGCACATGGCACCAACCCGCATGCGTCTATCTGCGATGAGCTTCATGTCCACAGGGATGGGGCCTTGCTGGAGGCTCTGGAATCCGGATCCGGGGCCAGGCTACAGCCGCTTTCCATGATCATCACAACGGCCGACGAGGGGCGTATCCACACACCATATGACAAGCGTCGATCGATGGTTGAGGGTGTCGCCCGAGGAGACTTCAAAGCCCCCAGAATGTATGGGGTGGTGTGGGCCGCGCCAGACGACGCTGATATCTATGATGAGGCTGTGTGGGACGCCGCCAATCCGCTTTACCCCGAAACCCCCAGCCCAGACTTTATGCGTGCTCAGGCGGATAAAGCGCGGGCCAATGCGGCGGATCGGGCCACATTTAAGCGGCTTCATCTGGGTATGCGGGCGAACCAAAAAGAAGCGTATATCCCCATCAAGGACTGGGATCATGCGGCTGGGGATGGCAGCTGGACCCCGGATGATATGGCTGGAGCCACGGTGTATGGGGGGATGGACCTCGCGGCTGTGTCGGACCTCTGTGCCCTGATGTACACGTGTCCTCAGGAGAGTGGCGTTACGCGCGTGTGGGGCCACTACTGGCTTCCCGAGGCTGCTTTGGATCGGTTGGATCATATGACGGAACTGGCGGCCAGTGAATGGGTACGTCAGGGGTGGATAACAGTAACTCCGGGAAATGTTACTGACTATGATTTTATTCGGGAGCGCGTCAGAGAGGACGCTGAAAAATATGCCATCAAGAGCCTCGGATTCGATCCGTGGAATTCCACCCATTTGACCAATCAACTGGCTGAGGACGGCCTGGTCATGGAGAAGGTCCGGCAGGGTGCCGTGACGCTTTCAGCCCCTCTGAAAGAGTTGAAGCGCATGACGATGGCGGACCCGCCACTTATCGACCACTGCGGAGATCCTGTGTTGCGGTGGATGGTCTCGTGTCTAGTACCTTACACTGATGCCGCTGGGAATGTGAAGCCAGACAAACAGAGGTCTCGTGGAAAAATTGACGGCATCAGTGCGCTTGTCACAGCGTTGTATGTCCAAATGATGTACAATGAAGCTAGCTCACAATATGAAGGAGGGGGCAGAGTGGAGTCAATTTAGTGGGCTGGTTGGACAAGCTGAAGAGGCGCCTTGGTTTTCGCGGAACCCCCGTGTACATTGGTGGGGTATCTTATGATCTTGATGAAGCACTCCATCACGTCCGTGGAATGACCGCGTCCCAGATGTACAAGACTCAACCCCATCTTCGTACTGTGGTGGCCTTTTTGGGCCGCAATATTGCCCATCTTGGGCTGCATGCCTATCGCCGGGTCAATGAAACCGACAGAGAACGGGACACCACATCCGGTGTGGGGTCGTGGCTTTCGAGCCGCCGTGCCAATCCGACGATGACCCTGTACGATCTGGTCTATGCAGCTGTTGTGGACCTGGCCCTGTATGATCGAACCTATCTGATCCCCTACGCAGGAGCGGATGGCTGGGAAGTATACAGGGTACCGCCCGTGTGGGTCACGCCGCACAAAAAAGACGCCTTGGGGATCTCTGAGTACAACATCGGCTGGGGGGATTCCGGTGGCACCGTTATTGATCGTTCGCGGATTGTTGCCATCGAGGGCTACAGCCCGTCTAGTGTCACGGGCGTCAGTCCTGCCCTGGACGCCCTGAAGGATGTGCTGGCCGAGCAGATTCAGGCCATGAAATACCGCCGCCAGCTGTGGGCCCGTGGCGGCCGTGTGTCGGCTGTTCTGGAGCGCCCTGTCGGGGCACCCAGATGGTCCGACTCTGCCCGAGAAAGTTTCCGCGAGGATTGGTATGCTAAATATACCGGGTCCGGCTCCCATGCCGGCGGCACCCCAATTCTCGAGGATGGTATGACCCTCAACAGGGTGGACTATTCCGCTACGGATCAGCAATACATTGAGGGTGTACAGCTGTCGTTCACCACAGTGGCGAGCGTATTCCATGTGAATCCAACCATGATTGGTGTTTTGGATAACGCGAATTATTCGAACGTCCGAGAATTCCGTAAAATGCTTTATGGCGACACCCTCGGCCCGCTTATTGCGCAGCTCGAGTCAGCGCTTAACGCCTGGCTGCTGCCAATGATGGGGGACGAGGAAGGCATCTATGTGGAGTTCAATGTAGCCGAGAAGCTGCAGGGTGATTTTGAGGCACAGTCGCAGTTTTTCCAGTCGGCTGTGGGACGGCCTTATATGAGTGCGAATGAGGCTCGGGCGCGGCTTAATCTGCGAGCTGTGGACGGCGGGGATGATCTTGTCACACCGTTGAATGTTTTGGTAGGTGGGCAGGCCAGTCCTCAGGATTCCGCACCCTCCGACTCCGGGGTACGGTCAAAGTCCGGGCGGACTTTTCCGGACTGGGTTGCGGGTGTTGCCAGAGAGTACCAGGGTGTGCTCTCTGGCAACACCAAAGACCAAGGCCGGGTTAGGCGGCTGAAGGCCATCAGTATGGGCGCTACGTCACGTGCCGGCCGGAGTGTGGTGCGGGAGAACGGCCATGGGGACTATGACCCGGATAGGACCGAGGATTATCTCGAGGCTCGTGCCGGAGGTGTGGAAAAGGCTTGGGAAGATGCCCCGGATCATGGGGATGAAGCTGCCCTGAAATTCGGGATGGGCCTGGCCCTGTGGGATTATTCGTGGGGCCGTTTGGAGGCTGGTCGCCAGAATAATGCAAGGACAAAGACTTGGGTTACTACCAGTAGCAATCCAAGGGCTGAGCATGCCGCCATGAATGGTGAGACTGTTGGGCTGAATGACGAGTTTTCTAATGGGCTGAGATGGCCGGGAGACTCCGCTTCTAATGATCCGGCTGAGGTGGCAAATTGCAGATGTGAAGTGGTGGTGAATTGGTGAAGACCAAGCATTTTGAGCTGAAAGTAAAAGCGTCTGATGAGGGAGAGGGGCGTATCTCTGGGTATGCGTCTGTATTCGGCAACAAGGATTCCTACGGCGATGTTGTAGTCAGAGGGGCATTTAGTTCGTTTCTGCATCAAATAAGTTTGAGTAAAAAAGTTGTGCCGGTGTTTTACGGACACAACATGGAGGATCCGAGAGCAAATATTGGCAGGGTTTTGACTCTTGTCGAAGATGATTATGGGCTGAAGTTTGATGCTCAACTGGATCTTTCCGGTGATACTTATGGTCGTATTGTCTATGAACAGCTGAAGGACGGCCGTCTCGACTCCATGAGTTTTGGGTATCAGGTTCTAGATTATTCGATGGGGCAGGACGTCACCGAGCTCAAGGAGCTTGAGCTGTTTGAAATTTCTGTTGTACCTATCCCAGCTAACCCGGCTGCGAAAGTTACCGAGGTTAAGGCCGGCCGAGCTATTTCGGCCAAGAATATGGATTTGATTAGAAGGGCCTATGAGGCTCTTGGGGAGCTACTCGACGCATATGAGGATGGTCCCGAAATTCCTAATGATGGTGGCCAGAAGGGTGTTCCTATGGCTGAAATTATGGCCCTGTTGGGCATTGAGGAGGAAAAGTGAACATTAGTGCACTTCAGGCCCACATCAAGGGCCTCAATGAAAAGCTTGAGGAGGCCACGGCCGAGGCGTCCAAGAGTGGCGGTTTTGGTGCCCGTGTGGCCGAGGTCAAGGGACTGGCCGCGGAGCTGGCGGCTGCCCGTGAGACACTGAACAGCCTGCTGGAGTCCAAAAACATCATGGATTCCATCAAGGGTATTGACGTGGTCGAAGAAAAGGCCTCTGAAGAGAAGACGGCGCGGACTCTCGGCGAGTTCGTGGTCAAAGCTGTTGGCCCTCGCCTGGTACAGATCAAGGGCACGCGCGGCGTGAGCGTGGCTGCTCCCGAGTGGCTGGGTTTCAAGGAGAGTACGGACGTTCAGAAGA